ATCAAGTACAACTTTTAGAAGGTGTACAAAAAAGAATAAGTATTAGTGAAGAAAATTTAAAAGATTTAAAAAAAGAACAAGATCGTTTATCAGGTGAGGTTATACCCACTATGATGAGTGAGATGGGTTTATCAGAATTAAAACTTCAAGATGGTTCGCATCTTAAAGTTGCTACGTCGTATAAAGCACACATTACAAATGCAAATAAAGAAGCGGCGTTTAACTGGCTTCGTGACAATGGACTAGGAGATATTATTAAGAATGAGATCTCAGTGTCTTTTGGTCGTGGCGAAGATAACAAGGCAGCACACTATGCTGAACTTGCGAAAGGTCAAGGGCTTGATCCGACACAAAAGTTGAAGGTAGAGCCTATGACCTTGAAAGCGTTAGTCCGTGAGCGTATTGAGGCAGGTAAAGAAATGCCAACGGAACTTTTCGGGGTATTCTCGGAAAATAAAACTACAATAAAAAGGAACAAATAACATGAACCAAGTAGCAGAAAAAAAAGAAGGAGCATTAGCAACAAATTTATTTGAAGCTGATGCAAACCAAGGGGCTCAAAACATATCGCAAGAAGATCTTGCGTTGCCTTTCTTAAAAATTTTGGGCCAACTATCTCCAGAGGTAAACAAAAGAGATGGTAAGTATGTCGAAGGCGCAGAGCCCGGCAAAATAATAAATACAGTCACTAATGAATTGTATGATGAAATCAACGTCATACCTTGTCATTATAAAAGACAATACATTGAGTGGGCTGACAGAGGCACTAGCACTGGTGCACCTGTTGCGATGCACGAGGCAGATAGTGATATCTTGAGCCAAACAACTAGAGGCAAAGATTACAAGGACAGATTACCAAATGGTAACTATCTTGATAATACCGCTAGTCATTTTGTGCTTTGTCTTGGTGATAACCCAGCAACAGCATTGATATCTATGAAAGCTACACAATTAAAAGTTAGCAGAAAATGGAACTCAATGATGATGGGTATTAAATTGCAGGGTAAAAATGGTTTATTTACACCACCAACTTATAGCCACATTTATAATCTAAAGACAGTTCAAATGTCGAACGACAAAGGAACATGGTTTGGATGGGATGTTGCAAAGGTTGGTCCCGTAACTGACAAAGGTGTTTACGAAATGGCTAAAGCTTTTGCTGATAGTGTTGGCAAAGGTCAAGTCCAAGCTAAACACGGAACTGAAGAGAGCAATAGTTCTCCTTACTAGAATCCTAGGTAACGGGCGACGAAGCGAGAGTAGAGTCGCCCGTTTTTAAATTATGTCAGTAGAAAAATTTAAACATATATTTACAGGATTAGAACGTGCGCACGGTGTCACTTACGTAGACAAGAAAGGTGCAGATGGACAAAAAATAAAAGGTAAATCATTTGTAACTAGAGAGTATGTAGCAGATGATATGTGGTCCAAACATTTACAAGGCAAAGAACCAAGTCTTGGTATTATTCCAATAACAGATGACAACACATGTAGATGGGGTTGTATAGATATAGACTCTTACGCAGGGTTTGATCACAAAAAATTAATTGATAAGATAAAAAGTTTAAACTTACCACTATTAGTATTTAGATCAAAGTCAGGTGGTGCACACGTATTTTTATTTACAGCTGTATTTGTAGAAGCAAAACTTATGAGAGATAAGTTATTATCTATCAGTGCAGTGTTAGGATATGGCGGATCAGAAGTTTTTCCAAAACAAGTAGAATTAAAATCGCAAGATGATACAGGAAATTTTTTAAATTTACCATACTTTAATGGTAACGATACAACAAGATATTGCTTTAATGATCAGGGTGAAGCTGTTAATCTAGAAAGTTTTTATTTATTACACGACTTATATAAACTTACACCAGATCAACTAGAAAAATTAATTATTAAAAGACCAGAGTCTGAATTTAGTGATGGTCCACCATGTTTAGAATCAATAACACAATCCGAAATTAAAGACGGTAGAGACAGAATACTTTATCAATACATACAATATGCAAAACGTAAATGGCCAGAAAACTGGCAAGGTAAAATAAATGCGTTTAATTATAAGTATTTTGCTAATCACCCTGACGGACCATTAGATGATAAAATTGTACAAGGTAAAATAAAATTTAACGATGGTAAAGATCTAGGTTTTAAATGTAATGAAGATCCGATGTGTAATCACTGTGATAAAAATTTATGTAGAACTAGAAAATTTGGTATTGGTGGTGAAGCTGTGTTTCCATCGTTGACTGATCTACAAAAAGTATTATTAGATGAACCATACTATTGGGTTAACGTAGATGGTGAAAGAGTTAAATTAGATAACATAGATTATTTGATGGAACAAAGATTATTTAGAAGAACTGTTGCAAAACAAATAAATAAAAAACCACCACGTATTACAGTCAAAGAGTTTGAAAAGTATACTGACATGTTATTACAAGGTGTAGAAGAAGTAGATGCACCTGTTGGATCATCACGAATTGATCAACTGTCAAACCATTTAGAAGATTATTGTTTACAAAGATCAATTGGTAGTGTTAGCAAAAAAGATATTTTAAATGGTGCTGTGTATACAGAAAATAATAAACATGTATTTACCTTTCATAGATTCTTTCATGGACATTTGACTAAAAAGAAATGGAAAGAAGACTATCAAGTAACACAACAAATGTTGAAAGAACATTGTGGTTGTGAAGAGGGACGTATGGTTATCGGTAAAAAGAAACCGTCTATTATGAAAGTAGATACATTTGAAAAACCTGAAGATCAATTTACACAGAAAAAATTAAAAGAGGAGGACCCATATTAATTATGGAACAACAATTATTATTTCCAGAACTTGATCCATACAAAACTAAAATAAAAAACATAGACTATATTGATGTTTCAAAAATTAAATGTGGAGAGTTAAAAAAAACATCATATAGCGTACTACCAGAAGGAATGTATATGTTATTTAAAAGTGGTGGTTTTAACAAATACCATCCTGAAATGGGTAATGCTTTTCCATACATTCAAAATACTAAAACATTAAAAGTGTTAAGCACGACTGCTACAGAATATATAGGTTATGTTAAGGCCAGTATTCTTTTACCAAATAAACAAGCGTTATTTATACAGATGCACAGAATTGTTGCTGAAGCTTTTATTGAAAATGATATGCCAGAAAAAAAGATATTGGTAGATCACATAAATGGAGATGCTTTAGATTATAGATATAATAATTTAAGATGGGTAACCCATTCACAAAACAATACCGGTGTTAAAAGAAAAAGACAAATAACTTTTTTTGATAAAGCACGTATAGAAAATTTAAAAAACAAGAAATGAAAACGATAGTATTAGGACCACCAGGCACAGGCAAGACACATACTTTGTTAAACAAAGTACAAGATTATTTAAAGAATGTTGACCCAGATAAGATTGGTTATTTTGCATTTACAAAGAAAGCAGCTAACGAAGCAAAGGCAAGAGCCATGGATAAATTTAATTACACAGAAGATGACCTGCCGTATTTTAGAACTTTGCACTCGCTCGCATTTAGAAAATTAGGTATTAATAAAGATCAGGTTATGCAAAAACGACACTACGAGGATTTAGGTAGAAAATTAAATTTATTTATAGATTATAATGAACACGATCAAGAAGAGACAGGTTTGTTTACAACAAAATCTGACTACCTACGACTAATACATTTAGCACAATTACGAAACATTAGTTTAGAACATCAATTAAAATTAGGTGAGCACAATACAGAAGTTGATTACGATACTTTAGTACATTTAAAAAATGAATTAGCCAGATATAAAAAAGAATACGATTTGGTTGACTACAATGATATGATTTTAAAATTTATAAATTCAAATGCATCTCCAAAATTTGACGTAGTATTTATTGATGAAGCACAAGATTTATCTTTGATGCAATGGAACATGGCAAAAACTATTTGGAATAAAACACAAGATTCTTTTATTGCTGGTGATGATGATCAAGCAATATTTAGATGGGCAGGAGCGGACGTAGATTCTTTTATTACACAATCAGGTAAGTTATTGAATCTCACACAGTCAAGAAGAATACCAAGAGCGGTCCATGACTTTGCACTTAGTATAATAAAACGTGTATCAAAAAGAAGATACAAAGAATGGGCACCAAGAGATCATGAAGGATCTTTAAAATTTCATGATGATATAAAAGACATAAACATGTCATCAGGTAATTGGCTAGTGCTAACAAGAACACGTCACATGTTAGAAGATATAGAAGATGAAATGCGTGAACGTGGTTGGTATTTTGAAAACAGGTTTAAAAAAATGCCAGAAAAAGAAGCAGCAGAAGCTGCATTAGAATGGGAGTCTGCAAGAAAAGGACAACCATTAAACTATAAACAGATAGAAAGAATATATAGTTATATGTCACCTGCGCATGCAGATAAAAATTTTTTAAAAGGTATGGCAAAAGAAAGTTTTTATAATTTAGCAGACACAGGAATTAAAACAGATGCAGTATGGTATGAAGCATTTGATAACTTAGACTTTAGAAGAAAAAGTTACATACGTAGTATGCGTAGAAATGGTGAAAACTTAAATGATAAACCAAGAATAAAATTATCTACAATACACAGCGTAAAAGGTGGTGAAGAAGACAACGTAGTATTATTAACGGATCTAACTACGAACACTAATAGATCATATTTAAAACAACCAGATGATGAAACAAGATTATTTTATGTTGGTGCAACACGAACAAAAGAAAATTTACACATCATCAGACCAAAAGATTATGACAAATCTTTTCCAATGGAGGACTATGAGTAAAGTATGGGACAAGCAACATGGCGGGAGCCACTATCAAAAATATAAAATTCAGCCGAGCAAGTTTGTAGTAGAGAATGAATTGCTATACCCGGAAGGCTGTGCTATAAAATATATTATAAGACATCGCGACAAGGGAAAGAAACAAGATCTATTGAAAGCAATACACTTTATAGAAATGATTATTGAAAGGGATTACAAATGATACAGAAACCTTTATTCTCTCCACAAACAGAGTGGATACCACCACAAGACTTTCCTGATTTATCTGATTATTCTGAAATTTCAATCGACTTAGAAACAAAAGATCCAAACCTTAAAACTATGGGCTCTGGCTCTGTTACAGGTAGAGGTGAGATTGTAGGTATAGCTGTAGCTGTAAAAGATTGGTCTGGATATTATCCTATTGCACACGAAGGTGGTGGTAACATGGATAAGAAAAAAGTAATGAGTTGGTTTCAAGACGTACTAAAAACACCAGCTTTAAAGATATTTCATAATGCTATGTACGATGTATGTTTTATTAGGGCTGCTGGCCTTAAAATAGACGGATATATTGTAGATACCATGATTGCTGGCTCTCTCGTGGACGAGAATCGCTTTCGATACGATTTGGGCTCTATGGGTCGGGATTACGTCGGAAAGGGTAAAAATGAGGCTGTATTGAAAGAAACTGCTGACGTTTGGGGTGTAGATGCCAAGTCTGAAATGTATAAACTACCGGCTATGTATGTAGGTGAGTATGCCGAGCAGGATGCAACACTAACTCTTGCTCTATGGCAAGAAATGAAAAAAGAAATACAACATCAGGATATACAGTCTATCTTTGAATTAGAGTGTGAACTATTTCCTTGCCTCGTTGATATGCGTTTTTTAGGCGTTCGTGTAGATTTAGAAGCAGCGACTGCATTAAAAAACAAACTATCATTACAAGAAAAAGAATGCTTACAAAAAGTAAAAAAAGAAACAGGAGTAGATACTCAAATATGGGCTGCACGTTCAATTGCGCAAGTTTTTGAAAAACTTCGCCTACCATTTGACCGAACTGAAAAAACAGATTCTCCATCATTTACAAAAAACTTTTTACAGAATCACGCCCACCCACTTGTGAAACTAATTGCCCGAGCCCGTGAAATAAACAAGGCTCATACCACATTTATTGATACCATATTAAAGCATCAATATAAAGGACGAATTCATGCTGAAATAAACCAACTTAGATCAGATCAGGGTGGTACAGTAACCGGTAGATTTAGTTACGCAAATCCAAATTTACAGCAGATACCAGCACGGAACAAGGAACTTGGACCAGCGATTAGATCTTTGTTTATACCTGAAGAAGGTATGACTTGGGGTTGTTTTGATTATTCACAACAAGAGCCAAGACTTGTAGTGCACTATGCTGCGCTACAAAATCTTTATGGTGTAGAAGAAGTATTAGATACTTATCATGAAGGTGATGCTGACTTCCACACGATTGTTGCTGACATGGCTGAGATACCAAGAAGCCAGGCCAAAACTATAAACCTTGGTTTGTTTTATGGTATGGGTAAGAATAAACTACAAGCAGAGCTTGGTGTATCTAAAGATAAAGCTGAAGATTTATTTAAACAGTATCATAACAAAGTGCCATTCGTAAAAAAACTTATGGATAATGTTATGCAACGTGCTCAAAGTTCAGGTAAGATTAGAACTTTACTTGGTCGTTTGTGTAGGTTTCATTTGTGGGAGCCAAATCAATTTGGAATTCATAAAGCATTACCACACGAAGCAGCGCTCGCGGAACACGGACCAGGGATCAAAAGAGCGTATACATACAAAGCTTTGAACAGATTAATACAAGGATCGGCAGCTGACATGACAAAAAAAGCTATGATAGAATTACACAGAGAGGGCATCACACCACATATACAAGTGCATGATGAACTTGATATATCGGTTGTAAATCCTTTGGAAGCTAGTAAGATAAAAGATATAATGGAATCTGCTGTGCAACTAGAGGTTCCAAACAAAGTTGATTATGAATCTGGTCCCAATTGGGGCTCAATAAAATGAGGTTATTTTATGGCTTACTTAAATGCAAATATTCCTGTACAATACGCGCAAATAAAAAAGGAGTATTTATATGACCTTACAAAACATGTTGGAGAAGTTGAAGACTGCATTATCTTTGGTGTTAGCTGTATTACAGGTCGCGCTATCTTATGGCACGCACTTATGGAAAATGGCGCAATCTTTTATCGCCTCCCTATTAGCGCGTTTATTCAACGTGGATTCAAACCAGAAGAAGTTCCTAAACGTAGGCTTGATGAACTGGAGCTCTGGAATTCTTTCAGTTATTATCCTGCTATTACTACTTACGATATTTTAGAGGGACAATCCGGTAAATACATAGGTAAAGATAAGAAGTGGCATCATGGTAAATATTTATTTACTATTGACTTTGCACATCCAGAGTCTAATATTGTTGACACTGATCATTCAGAGATACCGCACGAGCATAAGTGCGCTCACATACTTGCGTTAGATGATGGCAACTATGCGGCACAGCCAAACAATAGATTAATTTGGAATATACCTTCGTTTACAGTTAAGGATAATGTACCTGACTGGAAAGTACAAACTAACGAATGGAATGTAGAAGATGAAAGCAAGTGGCGAACAGAAGACACTGACAAATTCTTTTACGAAATTGAGGAAAAAAAATAGTATGAGGTGTAATTATGGACTACAGGTTTACAGCAATACTAATAATTTTGTTATGTTTACTGGCTTTTTGTGTAAAACCAGCGAAGCACACACCATTGAAAATTGAGTATAAAGATTATATAATTCCTCCACCAAAACCAAAAATAAATGAGTAAAAAACCTTTAAATATATCAGAATCCGCTGCTGTGCAGATGCCGATGAAGACGGTTGCCTCTCTAATTTTACTCGTCGCAGCCGGCGTGTTCGCATACACGGAGCTTACGGCAAGGTTAGTATCGCTCGAGACATCACGCGAATTGTTTGAAAATGATTTATTAAAAAAATCTGAACAGGTACCCGTAGACCAGGAGCAACATTTTTTATTGGAAGATCTTTATAAAAGTGTTGAGAAGATGGAAAAGACTCAAGAGGCAAATCTTACAAACAAAGTAAATATAGAATTTTTAAATACACAGTTAGAAAAAGCATTAGCTGATATCGAAGCATTAAAAGATAAGGTAAGAGAAAATGGCAACGGGAAGAATTACTAAAAAAGTTTTAGATTACATAGCTGATATGAACAAACAGGCTAAACAGATGAACTATGTAAAAGAATTAAAAAAATCTGTAGAACATGGTAAGAATGGTACGCAGAAGTATGTAATCAAAGAAGGACCCAACAAAGGTAAGGTATTATGATTTTAGAAGTTGTAGCTCTACTTATGATAGTCAACGGAGAAATTAAAGAACACAGAATTCAAATTGATCCTGACACAAGTAAACCTTCAATGGCAATGTGTTTGAAAGGTAAGAGGTATGCCAAGAGAAGTGAGAAGGGTACAAATATACAGCACCAATGCATAAAATCTATGGCAGAGGTGGAACAAAATATTGATGGATCTTTGTCGATAAAAAAGTTAATATTAGAGTAATGAAAGTTACGGCAGAGATTGTAAACGGTAAGTGTCCAACATGTGAAGAGCATACTATGTTGGTTGGACTTACACCAGAAATGTTTAGATGTATTAATTGTGGTGCTGATTTACAGCAACATATAAATGGTAAAATAACTTATCTTCCACATATAACTAGACCTGAACACATGGATGTGTTTGTAAAAGAGTGGACTGAGTAATGGCAAAGAAAGCTAAAGGTTTATACGCAAAAGTTGCACATGAACCTATATTTCACAAGACATCGATTGGACGTAATCCTAGTCTACAAAAAATGAACAAGCACAAAAGACGTCAATTCAAGGCCTACAAAGGCCAGGGAAGATAGGGCTTGACAATATCCTAAAAAGTCCTACATTGTAGGTATGAAAGAAAAAAAGATAACAATAACAAGTAAAGATATCTCACAAAAACAATGGGCTATTCTTTTATTAGAGTTAAACTTAATTCGTAAGGCATGGAAACCTTACGCTAAATTAGAGTTAGCAGCTCCAGGTCTTAAAAAAATCATACGGTTTGGAACAAAACGTTATGACAAAAGAGATTGATCGAGTAGCAAAACTTTGGGAAAAAACCAGAGATCCAAAATACAAAGATCTTTGGTATAAACTAATAAAGGAGTGGGCAAATGGATTTGATAATTCTAAACGACGGATTGTATCAATTAGTTCCTGTCACAAAGCAGATGATGGAACATATGTCATTGTTGGTAAAAGAGATTAATTGTTTTGATTTGTGTGATATTTTAAGACTCAAATTGACCACGTATCACGACGCACCATTTAACTATCATGTGATGAATGATGGTAGTGGGTATTTGTTTGGGTGTATTTGTAATGATTGAAGCAATAATAATTATAGAAGTTGTAGCGATAACGGTTTATTTATTAACACAATAAACCTATCCCAAAGAGGGAAAAATGGGGATAGGTATTGTGGTTGAGAAGAACTTTACCCATAACAAAATCTTGCCACAATGTCAAATCGTATTCTCTGGAGTGCAATAAAACTTAATATACATGTTGTATTGATTAACATCAGTTCTGCCTATCTCTTCCATTTTAACTATAGATTCTTTGTATCCAAACATCAGACAATCGTATTGTGTATTAAATCTTTCAGGCCATTGGTATGGCTCTAAACAAGTACCTGCTACCTGCGAACAAATTACTAAACTTAACAAAATTTTCATTGACAATCCTACATTATCACCTATATTACTAATTTAAAATGAAAGGAAACAAGCATGACAGACATGAGTAAATATAAAAATGTTTCTCTATCAAAAGAAACATATAAGACTTTGGAGTCGTTGTCGAAGGTATTATTGCCCGACGCCAAATTGTCCGTAGCAAAAACAATAGAGTCATTAGCAAATGAGAAAGCGAAGAAATTAAATGGCAAAATTAAAAAAAGCTAGAGTAGCATTACATATATGCCCTACGTGTAAGGGTAACGGTTATTTAAAAGTTGCAACCGAAACACAAGACACAATACATCAGTGTTGGGATTGTGATTCAGAAGGAGAATTTTATGAGACTGTTGATGGTAATCTTATTGACGATGGTATTTCTGCCAAGCTGCACTAAGTTTGAGTTTGATGGATTCGATCCAGCGACTGCAACAGTTCGATGGATTATAAAAAATAACGATGTGAAAAGGACCTCCGTCCATACAAAGCCTAGCGCTAGTCCCTGTACGGCAACCGACGAAGCGGTAAGTAACCGTGGAGGTGTGGAGCCTTTGCCTTCATGCCGGTACGTGCACGGAAAGCATGGAGGTTAATATGGTAGGTTTATTTTTTATAGGTGTTGTGGTTTCAGTTATTGTAATGAGTGTATTAATATATGTGAGGAAATATGACAAATGAAGATGCTGCGTATATCGCAGGACTCTTTGATGGTGAGGGTAGTATTTATTATGCTAGACGACCTGAAAAGAAAAAGAAACACAATGGTAAAGGTTATCGAACTTCCATGTCACAACGAATTAGTATGGAAATAACCATGACCGATGAGATGGTTATACGATGGGTCCACGAAGTATTGGGTTGCGGAACTGTAGTCAAGAAACCAAGAAAAGGTTTACGTAAAGATGGTACAAAATACTTGATGCAATACAAATGGCGTTGTACATTTAGAGATGCATACAGGGTATGTAAATTAATTTGGCCTTGGTCTAAAACTAAATTAGAAAAGGTTGAAAAGATAATAGATCACTATACCCCAGATCAAGTGTTTGATGGTAAAGTGGTTAGTCTCGATGATTATAAAATTAGGATGAGTTTAGAATGAAATTAAAATTTTATTTATGGATAATGGGTTGGGCTGGTCAGCTTAATGCTTGGGCTTGGCGTAAACAAGCTGCGATTGTTCGAGATAATAATCGTAAAGAAGAAGAGGACTATATCCGGGAGCTAAAGAAAAAATTATGATGAGTGATAAAGATATACAAGAATACCATAATATTGGTAAAGCTATCAAACACAATGGTAAGTACACCTATGTTAGCGGTACACAGATCACGGACCCCGAAACAGGGACCAGGGTTTATGATATAAATAGTTCTAGACTTCCGTCTGTCACTACTATATTAGGGGCCACCAAAAACAAACAATTTTTAAAAGACTGGACGGCTAAAGTTGGAAAAAAACGAGCAGAAGAAATCAAGAATCTATCTAGTAGGAGGGGGACTGCCATGCACAAATTCCTCGAGCATCATATTCTCGGCACTGGCTACGATGATCTTACAGAACTCGGACAGACGGCGAAAGCCATGGCCAAAAAAGTTATTGAGTTTGGTCTTACGCCAGTTGAAGAGTATTACGGCTCGGAAGTCACGTTGTATTACCCTGGGTTATACGCTGGGTCTACTGACCTGGTTTGCAATCATAATGGTTTAGAAACTATCGCAGACTTCAAACAAGCTAACCGTCCCAAACAAAAAGAATGGATAGAAGATTATTTCTTGCAGATTGCTGCATATGCCATGGCACATGACTACGTGCATGGTTCACAAATTCGTCAAGGTGTGATAATGATTTGTACACCTGACCTGTATTATCAAGAATTTAAAATACAGGATCATGAGTTAAGACAGTGGAAACATAAATTTTTAAAACGCCTCGACATGTACCACGAACTTAAATTTGACGAAAAAGAGGCAATTAAGGCAGAAATAAGGCCGGAGGATTTTACGAATGAACGATAGATTATTTAGAACCATTCTAAAGAGATACGAGGCAAACATAGAGGATGCGCTATACAAGATACATTGCATCAACGATCAGCAACTGGTTATACCAGAACACATAGATATTACTGGAGAAATTGACAAGCAACTAGAGATTATCGCTACAAATGAGGATAAACTAGCAGTTTTAAGGAAATACTATGTACCACAAGACAAAAAGACAGTCTTATAGAGTTCTCACAGATAAATTAGACTCATCTAAAAAAAACACGAAAAAAAAGTGGAATAATGTCCATTTACAAAATTATGTAGCAATACCAACGATTCTAGATCAATTTAGTGGACATTTTAGTGGACATTTTTTGGTTTAGTGGACATTTTATAATGTCCAAAGTAGTAGTGCCGCCGCGCGCGCGTAAGGCTGGCAATGATGAGGTAATTTATCTGAGAGAACACTAATGACTGAAGAAAATTTTTTTGATATATTCAATCGCATACACAACCCAGAGTATTACTATGCCTCGAAAAAAGATAAAAAGAAAACTAAATATAAATCCGCCAAGCGTAGACGAACTGCCTTATCCAAAGGTAAGAGTCGAGTGGATCGATTGCGTAAGCGACAGCGGGTGGGCAAACGAAAAAGAATTCGACAAGATGAAACTAGCAACGCCGGTGAATGAGGGTTGGTTGTATTCGAAAGACAAAGAGTCAGTAAAGTTATTTGCAAGTTATGATAAAGATGAAGATGGAATTACTTTTGGGGATCGGACGATGATTCCTCGCCAGTGGGTAAAGAAGATTCAGAAGTTGTAGATGGAGTCACATCAATTATCTGTGAGTAGTCGTCTAAAATTTGTTTCATTTTTGCTTCTAACTCTTGTTCTGACAGGTCCTCTAGTTTACCTGTTTTTATTATTTTTCTGTCTATGTATAATCCTGCTGCCTTTCCACGATTTGTTTCAGCGTTTACAGCTGCGCTCCAAGCACCTTTCCTCAAAGCGCCCTCTCTGATTTTACCTAGTTGTGCTACATGATTTTCATAAGTAACTTCATGCTTACGTAAAAGTTCTTCTCGTAATTCACCTATGTATTTTACAACAAGAGGATGTTTCTTGGGACTGGTAAGACTAGATCCTTCAAATCTTGCGTTCTTCTCACTATACCCAGCACGCTTTGCAGCTTCTGTTTTAGTAAGAGGTCCGTGTTCATCACCGAATACTAATAACTCGGCGAATCTCATTTGCATTTCTGTAAGTCTTTTTGGTAAACCCATAATTGACAGTATAGGATATTTTGTGTAATAATTCAAGCCAACATGAAGATGTATAAATACAAGAAAGAACACGGAGAAGATATGACATATGAAAGCGAAGTAGAACATAAATTTGATGATAGAGGGGATCACGACTTGACAAAACAAATCGAAATGTTAAAGGCTCGTATCGCTGATTTAGAATCAATTGACGAAGTACACAAAAAGCTTAATCAAGAATTGCGTAAAGAAACATGGCAGTACAAAGAAAAGGCTGGGCAGGTGGAAGCTCTTCAGTCGAGAGTAGAACAGCAACAACAACTTATAAAAGATCTGTCAAACACAATTAATAGATTAAGAAAATGAGAGTACAAGACTTACAACAATTCCTTTCTAGTTTTACAGAAGGATCAGACGCAGTTAAAAATGCTGTGATCTTTGTAGAGAAAGATGGAAAGCTACATGAAGTTAAAAGAATGGAAGTGCAAGAAAATACACAACCAATTCTTGGACACAAAGGGCATACAGCTCACAGACTTGTAATCAAAACAGAAAAACCTTCTAGTATTATTTTGCCAGATAAACTATTGAAGGACTACTAAATGGATGACAACGTTGGCTCGAAAAACACATGGGTCCAGAGGCTAAACTTTATCAAAATCTTCGTAAATCTATACCAGAAATATCTTGGATTAGACTTGAAAATATTAGCTTACATGGGACTCCTGATCTATTGGGCTACAATACTTCTGGCACCTTTTTCACAGTAGAGTTAAAGACAACAAAGGGCAACAAGATACGTTTCAGCCCACATCAAATTGCGTTTCATGAGAGGCACCCACAGAATACTTTTATCCTGGTCCAGGCCCTCGGTCCTGGTACCATAAAACTTTTTGAGGGAAGGTATATCAATGAACTTTTAGGGGAAGGTTTCAAGTTCCAAGGAGCTTGCAGCTTGGGGCTTGAAGCTTGTCGCTTGTATTTATCGGGGCTTGGAGCTTGAAGCTTGGCGCTTGTGGCTTGCAGCTTGATGCTTGTCGCTTGAAGCTTGGGGCTTGAGGCCCGGATCAGGGCGCACGCTATCAACGACTTCGCGAGTGTCGGGTTTGCTAATGGCCTGATCCAGTTTATTACGTAGCTTTCGTAATTCTTTATAATATTTTGGGTGATGCCACATGTCAATGTTTCCCATATGAAATTGTTTTAATTGAGCTGTCCCAACAGGCCCTGCAGTCACGGCATTCATTGTCTTGTTTTGCAGCTGGACAGCTGGCCCCTGAACTAACCACCTCTGAAGAGTTGGGCCACGACTGAGGCGCCCGCTGGTCTACCATGGGCGCGCTAAATCGTATGACTAAATTGTCTGGCTTGCCTGTCAGGTGAGCTTTGATCCATGCTTCACGAGTCGGGAGCCAGTGACGCTTGCTAGGTGTTAACCTGCAAACTTGATAAATTTTGTTTAAGTGCTCAGGGTCCTGGACGTCTCCGCTGTCATGCCATCGAAATACATCCGGCTTTTTGCTATTGATTAGGTGTGCCATGGCCTGAACCCATTCCGGGCTCTTGATGGCTGCCAGTCTCCGGTACTGTGCATCCTGAACAACCTTGAACACGTAACAACCTTTTAATGCGTAGCAGTCATAACATACTGAACCGGGGACCGCTTGCAGCTTGCCGCCTGTCTTGCATTCCTTGGCTGGTAAACCTATTGACCATCCTGGCATCTTTGAAGGTTTGCTCAGGCTGCCGCCTATAATTTTTAATGCTTCTTTAGTATTCATACATCCTTTATAATCCTATAATCCTTTCTTGTCAAGCTTGAAGCTTGCAGCTTGGAGCTTGCGGCCTGTTGCTGTGATTAAAAAACCACCGAAGAGCCCCGGGCCACAATAGACCAGCTGTCGCGCAACGTAGCATTCTCAATTACAGCTTCTGCTTGCTGCCACGCCTGTAATCACAACTGATCTCAGATCTCATCGAACTTGTACGTTTCCTCTGCGCTCTTTCGAGGACCTTACAACCTTGCGAGTTGTAAGCATATCGCAGGAACTCACCGGTCGAACAATGAGATCAGAGATCAGTGATCAGTCACTATGCTACGCGGGGGGTTGACGCCCTGTCCTTCAGTCAACATTCGGGGATCCCTTAAGCGCCCGCCGTGTTATAGTGTTTACTCTCACAGTCATTAATGACTGATCCCAGGTTTCTCCCGCCTCCATGGTTAAGCTAGTATATGGAAGAAACCAGGGATCAGTGATCAGTGTAGAGCGCCCGCCTCGGGCCATCACGAGTTGATCAAACTCTTCTCACACTGATCCCAGGACATATGGAATGAGGCCCGGAGTCTATTGTTTACTAGCCGGCCAGGGCCTATCACTGTATCCAGTGCCACATGTCCAGGGATCAGTTCTAGTTGTAGAAACGTGGGAGAGATAATCCCAAACCACAACTAGAAGTTGTCCCACTGGTTGACAAGTTTATCGACCGGAAACCAGAAACGAGGTCTTACAATTGCCAGAGGTGGTTTAACTTAACTTAACAAATAGTTAATCCTATATAATACTTGACAATCCTTTTGTCAAGTGATAATTTCAAATCAATGCAAACAAATAAAAAAGAAAGAGGACAAATGACTAGAATAAGACTAAACCAAGAGTATCGTAATAAGATAGCAAATCGTATGCGAGTACACTTGGAACAAGAGGACACGCAAGAAAAACAAAAGTATGATGAACTCAAAGGAAAACAAATTGATCTAAATGATAAAGCTTGGGATATTGCCAAGAATATCGTTAGACGACATTATACTGAAAGTGATGTTGAGAAAGCTTGGTATCTTCAAAATAAATTTCAAAATGTAAATACTATTGCAAAAGATAGTTGTTTTCATTTTCATTATATGGGCGAGGTTGAAGAAAGAGATTATGACAATAATCCTGTAATGAGAGAAAAACAAATTGAAAAACATTTTGACTTTAAGTTAAATGGTAGCTTTGATACTAATAGCAATTATTCTCATAATTCAGATAATGATTATGGTTATGCTTTGTTTAGAGATGAACTAAAAGCACAGGAAGATTGCAACCCAGATATTTTGATTGAACAAGAGGGTAAAAACGACAACCCACACAAAACAAAATATGCTGACAACAATAATAAATATCTTGGCGATAGTGATAGTGGCTATGGTAAAGAGTGGAACGAAAAATATCAGTTAGATTTAATTGGTAGAGATTATTGTAGAGATAGGTCAATCGCTTGTACTAAAGAAGAATTTATGATGTTGCAAGAGTGGAAAGCACAAAAAGGTAATTTTGTTATGTCGCATTATAAATGGATAAAATCTGTTTTAGATCAAATGAAAGAAATTAAACTTGGTTTAAAAGGTTATAAATATTTAGACGAGGCAATAGAACTTGCAACAGAACTTGGTTTAAATATTACTGACGCAGAAATAATCAGAACTAATAGTACAGGACTTGTAATTTATAATCCTAAAAATCTTGCAGAAAGAATTAAGGGTATGAAAAACAAAAATGTATCAAGAGCAGATAAAATAAAAGCGAGGTTATTATACGAAAAAAATAATGCAGAAAGTGTAAATTAACTATTGACACCCTATCCTATTTAATATAGGATAGGGACAGAAAGAGAGAAATAAATATGACTAAAACATTTTATATAACTTATTGGGCGAGTAAGCACAAAAAACATATTACTCGTAAAGGCAAACACGACGAAAAAAGCAGATATGGGGTATCAAAACAAGGTGTCCCTTATTATGTTTATTATGATTTAGACGCACACAATTATAGAACTGCGACTACATCTTGGAAAGTGAGGCACTAATGAAATTACTTTTATTATTATTAGGTGTAGTAATGGCGCAACTAAGTTTGATTATCGCATTCCATACATCACATTTAATTGTTTCAGTATTGTTATTGTTTTTAAGTATAACAATGATATTTGGGGGGTTGCCAAGATATGAGTAATTTTAAATGGTGTCACGGTCCGAGTTGCCACACAAATAAAACAGTTGACAGAATAAGAGGTAGCAAAGGAAACAAAGTACTAAGAACTAGAAAGATTGGACAAACTTCCTGGAATGAAAATTCTGTCTGGTCTGTGTTCTGTAGTCAAATGTGTTATACTGATTTCTTTTATAAACATTGGCAACAAGTCATTGCAATAGCCCCAAGACCAAAGGCGCTCGAAACACCTATCAAGGACCCTGTAAAGGGTGCTAGTATGTGGAATCTTGAATATAAAAACAACATTGACAATGCTTGACTTATCCTATATATTCAAGGATATGACAGAAAGAACAGAAGAAAGAAAGAACAGATTCAACGGCGAATCTGTTATGCTAACACCAGAAGAAGCAAAGCGACATGACCAAATCTTTCTTGATGAACTACAGGCAACGATCGATGATCAAGAGTCTGGGATCACAGGACACTCAAAGCATTGGAACTCAATGCGTAAGAATTTAGATTGGTTTATGAAACACAATGCGAAAGCTTATATGGTCTTGTTAGATTAACTCTCTTGCCCAGGCCCTAACGGGCCTGGGCTCCCCCTTCATAGAGGTACCACCCCGAAACACAAAATCCAAACTTCTTAAAAAGCGATCCCCCATTTTGTAAAAAGGGGTCCCACTACTCTAGGTTGTATTGCTTGATTTACAGAGTTTTAGCTGGTAAAAACGTTTTGAAGAATTAAAGTGGTGCAAAAAATTTTTTAAAAAATTTTTTATGAATGTAGATAAAGTAGATATAAACAAACTTCCATCAGACGTAAGAAAAACATTTAAACAAATGCAGCTCTTGCTTACTGAAAAAAAGATACAGTCAAAAGCAAAGAGTGACTTTCTATCTTTTGTAAAATGTGTGTGGCCAGAATTTGTAGAGGGGTCCCACCACAGGCACATAGCAGAAAAATTTAATAAACTTGCAACGGGTGAAATAAATCGTTTGATTATAAATATGCCACCAAGGCACACCAAATCAGAATTTGCGTCTTACCTTTTGCCAGCATGGATGGTGGGCCGTAATCCAAAATTAAAAATTATACAAGCAACGCACACAGGTGAATTAGCTATTCGTTTTGGACGTAAGGCCAAGAACTTAATTGACTCTGAAGAGTATCACAAGATATTTCAAACAAGACTGCAAGAAGATAGTAAAGCCGCTGGTAGGTGGGAAACAGCACAAGGTGGCGAATACTTCGCAGCAGGTGTCGGCGGTGCCATCACCGGACGGGGTGCTGACTTATTAATCATTGACGATCCACACTCGGAGCAAGACGCACTATCTCCGACTGCCATGGAGTCTGCTTATGATTGGTATACATCAGGACCACGACAACGTTTGCAACCTGGAGCCAAGATCGTTTTAGTTATGACACGTTGGTCTACAAAAGATTTAACAGGTATGCTTCTTGCAAATCAAAAAGAAGCGAAAGCTGATCAATGGCACGTGGTCGAGTTTCCAGCAATCATGGACCAAGGATCAGACAAAGCAAAACCAGTATGGCCTGAATATTGGAAACTAGAAGAATTAGAAAAGGTAAAAGCAACACTACCGGTTGGTAAATGGAATGCACAATGGATGCAAGAACCAACCAGTGAAGAAGGTGCAATATTAAAACGAGAATGGTGGATGAAGTATGATTCAGAGGATATACCACCACTCTATCATGTCATACAAAGCTACGACACAGCATTTTTAAAAAAGGAGACAGCTGATTACAGTGCAATAACAACATGGGGATTGTGGTATCCAGAAGAGGATGGACCACCACAACTCCTGTTATTGGACGCTATAAAAGGCAGATATGAGTTTCCAGAGTTAAGAAGAATGGCTTTAGAGCAATATTCTTATTGGAAACCAGAGACAGTTATAGTAGAATCAAAGGCATCAGGTTTACCTTTGACGTACGAGTTAAGGCAAATGGATATACCAGTTGTTAACTTTACACCGAGCAAAGGAAATGATAAACATGCAAGGGTAAATGCATGCGCACCACTTTTTGAGTCTGGAATGATATGGGCGCCAGAACAAAAGTTTGCCGAGGAAGTAATCGAGGAATGTGCTGCATTTCCATTTGGAGATCATGACGACTTTGTAGATTCTACTACACAAGCTATCATGCGATTTAGGCAGGGCGGGTTATTACAACACCCAGAAGATTACGTTATGGAAAACAACTCAAAGGCTCGTAAAAGGAATTATTATTAATGACACCGATCATTAGAAAATTTGTAATTAAACTCTTGTCCAAGGACCAAGGTTCAGGGATCACGAAACTACCAGGACAGATGCAAACAGGCTTTCAAGAGTCTATGATCACAGAAAAATTAGTTCGTAGTGGTTATGATCCAAGAATTATAAAATCAGAACCAGAATTAAAAATGATTCTAAATAGAATCGACGCTAGTAAAAAACAAACCAAAGAACAAAAAGATAAAGCTCTAAAACAGCTAGCGACCATCATGGATATGAAGGGTAGAAAAATAAAACCAGGATCTAAAATTATGGGTGGTGAGGAAGTTGTAGAAACAGAAGCAGAGATTTTAGAAAGATTAAATAGAGGCAACAAAGAAACTGTTGAAAAAATTAAAATAAGACAAAAATTTATAGATGAGTCGATTGACAACGTATCACCAGGATTTTCTGGTGACAGAAAAACTGATGCAGTTTTAGTTGCAGAAGATTTAGCAGAAAGAGCTGGTAAAGTTTATGATGATTTAGATGTTAGAGAACAAATGGATTTTTATGATCAAGCCTATGATGGTTTATCTAAAAATAGATTTAGAAATATGCCAGATCCAGATGACATGGCAGATGGAGGACGTGCAGGTTTTATGGCTGGTGGTATGGGACGTAGAGCATTTTTAAAAATGATGGGAGCTGGTGCAGCAGGTATTGCTGGACTTAAAGCAGGATTAATAAATATATTTAAACCAAGATCACAAGCTGCTGAGGCAGTTGTAGAAACAGTAACTAAAACAAATGCAATGGGAGTGCCAGAGCACTTTGCACCATTAGTAAATAAAATTATGAAAGAAGGTAAGTTAACAAAAGAATCAGATAGAATTCAAACATACAATCACCCAACAAGAAAAGATTTAGAATTAGATTACGAATTAGATACAGGTAGTGTGGGTGTAAGATTTGACACTGATCAAGGTATGCCTGCAGATTATTATTTAAGAAAAAATTTACCAGATGAGGTAAATCCACGTGGTGGAGTAGATGAGTTCTTTGATGGTGAAATGGTTTACAAAGCTGGTCCTGATGGATCTTACTCAAAAGGTTTTGAAGAAGGTATTACCACAGGTACATCAAACCTTGACGAATTTGTTGGCATTAAGAAAAATGTAAAACGAGATTTTGCTAGCGGTGGTATTGCTAGAATGTTAGGTGAATAATGGACAGAATAGATGAAATATTATTTCTCTACGAAGATGATGTAGTAGAGATGGCAGATGGTGGTCGTATTGGTTTTGATAATGGTGGGAGAGGTCAAGATTATTTTAAACAAAGAATAACTGATCCCAAACAATTAAAACTTTTAGAAGAGTCTGCAAAAAAATATGGCTATGACAGCTATGCTGATGTTCCTGATACAAAACAAAAAGAACCTGGTAAACGTGTTTATGGTGATAAAGAAAAAATTCAATCTGATGTAAGAAGAAGACTAAAAGGTGTGCCAGTAGGTAAAGGTTCACCTGGAGTATCAAGACCTGTAGGAAAAGATTTTGTTTCTCCTATGAAAGATCCTGAAATAGTAGCAAGAAATATAGAAACTAGAAGAAAGAATTATCAAGCTACACCAATTGGTGAAAGATTACAATGGATAGCTGACAATGGTAAAAACCACGAAAATCCAAAAGACTTTATAAAAGCATACGAAAAACATTTTAAACATAAATTAGGAAGTAAGAAAGATGCTTTGTTTGGTAAAGCTGGAGATACAAGAGTGTATTTATCAAACATTGATGGTTTGCAAAATACAGGTAAAACAGGATTACAGGGTGGAGATATTTTTTCTTTTAAAAAAGGGTTTTCTGAAGAAGAAATATTTAAAGCTTCTATGATTCAAAATAATCCTAAAGTTCAAAAGAAGTTTAAAAATTTATTTAAAAATATTTATGACAATGTAAGTGAGTATCAAGAGCTAGGACCAGAAGGTGTTGTTCAAAGATTAAAAAAAGATGGTGGTAATTTGTTAGAGGATTTTGATTTTATAAAATCTTATTCATCTGGCAACACACAAACATATGGAGGTGTTCATAGAGGTGTAGCAAGAAATAGTTTAAGAGGTCTAGGTATTCCAGAAAGTCATATTGTATCGTTTCAAAGTGTCAGACAACCTCTAGCATCTTTAGATACAATTTTAACAAATTTACAAACAAGACCTAAAGAAGCAGGTAAAGCATTTGGACTTGGGGCTAGCACCGCTAAACGTGTTTCAGATCAATTAGAAAATTTTTTAAAAGGAAGAGGAGAAGTAGATAGTGCTGTTAACAAAATTAATTATGCATTAGGAGATAAAAAATTTAATCAAATATTTGGTGGTGTTAATTTTGAACACACGTTAGCTAAACAATTTGGAAAAGACTATAAGTATTTACCTAGAAATTATTTATTAAAAGGTCAGTTTACAACAAGAGGTTTTAATTTAATGAAACGAGATGTGTTTGATCTCCCATTAATTAGATTAATGAAACAATACGAAGCAGGAAAAATAGGACCAGATAAAGTACAAGATTTTATTGACGAATTTAATTTAAAAACAAATAACTATGCTGATTTTAGTTTTGATCCTAAAACAAAAAAACTTGCATATACAGACAATAAAGTAAAATATGATTTAAGTAGATATACTAATCCAGGAACTGCTAAACAAGAATTAATAGAAAATATAAAACTAACGATGTCTCCTGAATTTCAAAAAGGTTTTAAAGGAACTGTTGGAGCAAAAAAACAATTAAAAGCATTTGCATCTAAAGAGGCAAAGGATATTTTAAAAAGACTAGGTTGTCCTGGTTTAGGTAGTGGTGGCCGAACTGGGTTTCAAGATGGAGCTACTTGTTTAACTAAAGGTGTACAAAAGTTGAGAGGCGATGTAACAAAGTATTCACCAGGTGATCAAGCTAATCTTCGTAAGTTAGGTAAACTTGCAGCTAAAGGTGGTAGAACTGCTTTGTTTTTAAAAAATGCTTTAGGTCCTGCTGCAATAGCAGGTGAATTAATTTTTGAAGGTGGTGTTGCTGCAAATAAATTTATGGAGGGTATGCCTATCAAACAAGCACTAGGTGAGTCTTATATTAATAAATATATATTAGGACCAAAGACACAAATAGATTTAGAAGCAGAGCGTGCAAAAGAGATGGAACGAGGAGAAGAGTTTGCTATGGCAGAACGTGGTAGAAGAAAAGCACCATTTATGGCACAAGGTGAGTATGCGGATAGATTAAGAAGAAAAAAAAGAATGGAAGAAATGGAACGAGCGTTTCCAACAATAACTCCTGAAGAAATTGATACGATGTTAAAAAGTCAAAATTTAACTGTTGAAGACACTGGTTTAAATTATGGACAAATACAAGACATCGTAAAAGAGAATGATCAAATGCAAGCAATTGCAAATGCAGGAGGTGTCGCTAATATGGCAGGTGGTGGTATAGCTGGAATACGTAAGCCAGATGCAATTCCACCAGAGTCAGGACCTAACCCACAAGGGTTGGAAAACTTGAAATATTATGTTACAAATACATAGGAGTATAAATGGCAGATATAGATAAAGGACTCCCTAGTAACACAAGAACAAAACTCGATATTCCAACAGATGAGGAGATCGAAGAAGTTAGTGTTAAAGAGGAGGAAGTAGAAAAAGGACCGATAGAGGTTACCCCAGAAGAAGATGGCGGCGCAACAATTGACTTTGAACCGGGAGCTATAAATGTACCTGGAACAGAAAATCATTTTGATAACCTAGCAGATATTTTACCCGACGATATTTTAGAACCGATTGGTAATGATATGGTTGGTGATTACAACGATTACAAAGCATCTAGAAAAGAATGGGAGCAAAGTTATCGTGATGGTTTAGATCTTTTAGGATTTAAGTATCAAGATAGATCAGAACCATTTCAAGGAGCTTCAGGTGCCACGCACCCTGTACTAGCAGAAGCTGTTACACAATTTCAAGCGCAAGCTTACAAAGAATTACTACCAGGTGATGGTCCTGTAAGAACACAAGTTGTTGGAGTACAAACACCAGCAAATGATTTACAGGCACAAAGAGTAAAAGATTACATGAACTATCTTGTTATGGACGAGATGGAAGAATACGAACCAGAGTTTGATTCTATGTTATTTCATTTACCATTAGCTGGATCAACATTTAAAAAAATTTATTATGACCAAACAATGGCAAGAGCAGTTTCAAAATTTGTTCCTGCCGACGAATTAGTTGTACCGTACACAGCTACCTCATTAGATGATGCACAGTCAATAATTCATGTCATAAAAATGCCAGAGAACGAATTGCGTAAGCAACAAGTTTCTGGTTTTTACCGTGATGTAGATTTAGGACCTCCGGGCCGGGTTGAAACAAACCCCGTTGTTAAAAAAGAACGTGAGCTGGAAGGGACTAAAGCTACAGGTAAACCACAAGCAGTTTATACTTTACTTGAATGTCATGTTAATCTTGACCTTGAAGGTTTTGAGGAAGTAGGAGCAGACGGTCAGCCGACTGGTATTAAACTTCCCTACATCGTAACTATCGATGAAAGTACCCGAACAGTTCTTTCTATCAGAAGGAACTATGCGCCCGATGATCCGAAGAAAAATAAAATCCAATACTTCGTCCACTTCAAATTTCTGCCAGGACTAGGATTTTATGGTTTCGGACTCATTCATATGATTGGCGGATTGAGCAGAACGGCAACGTCTGCTCTCCGTCAATTATTAGATGCAGGAACGTTATCAAATTTACCTGCAGGATTTAAACAAAGAGGAGTGAGAGTACAAGATGAAGCTGCCCCAATACAGCCCGGTGAGTTTAAGGATGTCGACGCACCAGGTGGTAGCTTACGTGATGCATTCTTTCCATTACCATACAAAGAACCATCTCCAACATTATTACAATTATTAGGTATTGTTGTACAAGCTGGTCAAAGATTCGCGAGCATTGCAGAAATGCAAGTGGGTGATGGTAATCAAGGTGCAGCAGTTGGAACTACGATTGCATTATTAGAACGTGGTTCACGTGTAATGTCAGCAATACATAAAAGATTATATGCTGCAATGAAAAAAGAATTTAGATTACTTGCAAACATTGTATCAAAATATTTACCACCAGAATATCCATTTGATGTTGTTGGTGGTGCAAGAACAATTAAACAATTAGATTTTGATGACAGAGTAGATATTATTCCTGTTGCAGATCCAAATATATTCTCTATGTCGCAAAGAATTACACTTGCACAAACAGAATTACAACTTGCAACAGCAAATCCTGGAATGCACAACATGTATAATATTTATCGAAACATGTACGAAGCAATTGGTGTAAAAAATATTGACTCAATATTACCACCACCTGCTCCTAATGCACCAAAAGACCCAGCGTTAGAAAATATTGATGCACTTGCAGGCAAACCTTTCCAAGCTTTTCCTGGTCAAGACCATAGAGCACACATAACTTCGCATTTAAACTTTATGGCAACGAATATGGTTAGAAATAATCCACCAGTCATGGCTGCGTTACAAAAAAATATACTAGAACACATTAGTTTGATGGCTCAAGAACAGATTCAACTAGAATTTAGAGAGCAATTACAGACAATGCAACAGCTACAACAGATGGCACCTAACAATCCACAAGCTGCAAACGAGCTACAAGTCATGTCACAAGCAGTTGAAGCAAGAAAAGCTGTGTTGATTGCTGAAATGACGGAAGATTTTATGAAAGAAGAGAAGAAAATTACCTCTACTTTTGACAATGACCCGTTATTAAAACTAAAATCACGTGAAGTTGACCTAAGAGCGATGGAAAATGAGCGTAAAAAACAATATGATGACGAAAGAATCAATATTGACAAAGCAAAATTGGTTCAAGATAGAGATTTAACAGAAGATAAGCTAGAACAGAACGAAGAATTAGCAGAATTACGAGCTGATACGTCGTTAACAAAGCAAGCTATGTCTCAAGCCGGCAAAATACAGAACGATATGATGAAAATGGCTGATGTTAAAATCTTGAAAGGACCTAAAAGATAATATAAGGTAAAAACATTATGATGAACTATAAAAAAGCGAAGCAAATGTCTATCCCTAGCCAAAATCTTGAGTATGATCCAAGAAGTAAGGCTAACGTTAAGAGAGCAAGAAACGTTATACCTACTGGAGACAAAGAAAAGGTTAGAGGTACGAAAAGAATGCTAGCTAACAAAGATAAAACAGCAACTTGGTATTAAATCATGTGGTTATCGGCAATTAAATTAGCCGTTTCTGCTGGAAGTAAGATTTATGCTAACAAGCAGAGAACGAAGATGGCAATGTCAGAAGCACAGCTAATGCATGCTACTAAGATGGCCCAAGGTGAAGAACAATACCAGGGAAAACTTTTAGAAGCTAGACAATCAGACTGGAAGGACGAGGCCGTTTTAATAATTCTCAGTTTGCCCGTGTTGGTGCTCGCTTGGGCAGTCATATCGGATGACCCATCTGCGATGGACAAAGTAAAATTGTTCTTCGAGATGTTCTCACAGCTCCCGTCATGGTTCACAAATCTTTGGATCCTTGTAGTTGCGAGTATTTATGGTATAAAGGGAACGCAAATTTTTAGAAACGGAGGAAATAAAAATGGCAAATAGAAGATTTAACACACAAGTTGCACAGCCAAGAAAGGCTCTTGCAAAAGGTGGTAAAGCATTAAAATCTGTAGATAAAGAAAAAAATCCAGGTCTTGCTAAACTACCAACTAAAGTCAGAAACAAAATGGGCTTTATGAAAAAAGGTGGCAGAGTCAAAAAAATGGGCGGTGGAATGTCTACTGCTAGAAAAGATATGATGTCTGGTTACTACAAAAATGACATGGGTATGAAAGGTGGCAAGATGTTTAAAGATGGTGGCAAAGTTGGAAAAAAAAGAACAATGGGGCTCAATATTAAAAACCATAAACAACAAGGCTACAAAGATAGAAAAGATGAATCAATCGCTATGAGAGTTAAAAAGAAAAGAACTGCTAAAGAATTAAAAGCTAGCAGAGATGAGTCTTATGGTAAGTTTGGTTCTAAAGCTAAGAAGTCTGGAAAAATAAATAGGTAATAACATGGCCGTATTAAAAGGTATTGGCGTAGCTGTAAAAGGTTTTGGTAAAGCTTTAAAAAGTGCTGCTAGCAAAAAAGCTGGAACTATAAAAAGTGTAAAACCAGCTACAAGATTGTCAGAACGAAGAAAGACTTTTGAGTCAGCCGTTAAAACTTTAGATAAAGCTAAAAAAGGTGCTTCTCCTGAAACTCAAATGAAAATGAAATCAAGGACGCAACCTCACGTAAAAGATTTAAGTAAAATTCAAGACACCTATGACAAAAGAATAAAAAAAATAGGTTCTAGAGACAGAAAACTTAAACGTAAAGCTATAGGCGCTGGAACAGCAGTAGCTGTTGGTGTTACAGGTGCACACGGAGCTGCTAAAAAGAAATTTCCAAAATACAAAAAAGTTATGGAATCTGATGTTGTTATCAAAGATGGTAAACTAGGATTAAAGGAAAGAAAAAAATAATGTGGAACTGGATAAAAAATTTATTTACTCCGAAAAAAGAAGTTGTAGTTTTACAAGAAGAAGTAAAACCAGAACATTGTCCATCCCATTTAAGATTTAGAAAAAGTTGTCCTGCATGTAAGGAGATTGTATATGGCTAAATTATGTCCAAAAGGTAAAGCAGCAGCAAAAAGAAAATTTAAAGTTTATCCGTCTGCATATGCTAATATGTATGCATCAGCAGTATGTTCAGGTAAAGTTACACCAGGTGGTAAAAAAAGAAATAAAAAAGCAGGTGGTGGTTCTGTTAACGACGTATCACAATCTAGAAAAATGGTTTCAAGTTATGCTCAAGGTGGTATAGCAAAAGGTTGTGGTGGTATCATGAAGGATAGACGTAAAGTAACCAAGAAGTTTTAACATGGCCGAAAAAGGTTTAAGATCATGGGTAAAGGAAAACTGGGTCGATATTGCAAACAAAAAATCGGATGGCTCATACCCGAAGTGTGGAAGAAGTGGTGGAGAAAAAAGAAAAAATTATCCAAAATGC